ATGTAAAAAAATTCAAAGTTTATGTTAAAAACCCAAAAGGTAATGTGGTTAAGGTAAACTTTGGACATGGTGGTTCATCTGCAAAGAAGGCAGGTCAGAAAACAATGCAAATCCAAAAGGATATACCATCGAGAAGAAAAGCATTCAGAGCAAGACACAATTGTGATAATCCTGGTCCAAGACATAAGGCTAGGTATTGGAGTTGTAGAGCTTGGTAATAAAGGTTATATAATTAAATTAAAACAAAATGGCAGATACTTCATTTTTCGGTAGATTAAGAAAACTATTCTCTACACAAGCAATCGTAAGAGTCGATTCTAAAGGTAGAAGAAAAGTTTCTGATGTCGATGAGAGACAAAAAACAAACTTATCTCATCTAAGAGACCGATATACAAAATTACAAAAAGGATTTTACGAACAATCAGGTGCAGCACAATCATTAGCGTACCAACAAGTTCGAAGGGAATTATTCAGAGATTATGATGGAATGGATAATGACCCAATATTAGCATCAGCGTTAGATATATACTCTGATGAATCAACATTAAAAAACGAATATGGTGATATCTTAACTGTTCGTTCAACAAATGAACAAGTACAACAGATTCTAAATAACTTATTTTACGATGTACTTAACATTGAATTCAATCTTTGGCCTTGGGTAAGAAATATGTGTAAATATGGAGACTTTTTCTTAGCGTTAGAAATGGCTGAGGGTAAGGGTATTGTAAATGTATCACCAATATCAGTATACAATACAGAAAGACTTGAAAATACAGACCCAGAAAATCCAAATTATGTTAAATATCATGTTGAAGATGACAAAATTGGCAAGATTGATTATGAAAACTATGAAATAGCACACTTTAGATTATTAGCAGATACTAACTTCTTACCATATGGTAAAGCTATGATTGAAAATGGTAGAAGATTGTGGAAACAATTATCTCTTATGGAAGATGCGATGTTAATTCATAGAATTATGAGAGCACCTGAAAAGAGAGTGTTTAAAATTGATATAGGTAACATCCCACCAAACGAAGTGGATAACTATATGCAAAGAATCATTAACAAAATGAAGAAGATTCCTTTTGTTGACCAAAATACAGGTGATTACAACCTAAAATACAATATACAAAACCTTACAGAAGATTTTTACTTACCAGTTAGAGGTGGTGATAGTGGTACTAACATTGAAAACCTATCAGGTTTGGAGTTTAGTAATACTGATGATATTGACTATCTTAAAGCCAAACTATTTGCGGCTCTTAAAATACCAAAAGCTTATTTAGGTTATGAAGAACAAATTAGTGGTAAAGCAACTTTAGCTGCAGAAGATGTAAGATTTGCAAGAACCATTGAGAGAATACAAAGAATTGTTGTATCTGAATTAACTAAGATTGCAATAGTTCATTTATACTCACAAGGTATTACTGATTCAGAACTAACTAACTTTGAATTACAATTAGTAAATCCTTCAACAATTTACGAACAAGAAAAAGTAAATCTTTGGAGTGAAAAAGTTAGATTAGCACAAGATATTCAAGGATTGAATATGTTATCTAAAGATTGGGTATATGACAATATCTTTAAATTAAGTAGAGGAGAATCAAGTAAAGAAAGAGAAACTATGATTGAAGATTTAAAAGATAGATTTAGATTCCGTTCTATTGAAGATGAAGGTTCAGACCCTGCTAAAGAAGATGAAGCTGAAGATATCGAAGAATCTTTAGAAAAAATCAAAAAAGAAATAAAAGATAAAGGTGGTAGACCGAGAGAAGGTAATACTTATAAGAAAGACAAACATCCTTATGGTAGAGACCCTCTTGGTGATGAAGAAAGGAAAGACGCTTTAAAGAAGGAAACTAAGTTATCACCCGAAAGAATTAAGAGTATAGTTAATGGTGTTTCATCAAAACGAAAGTTTCTTAAAGAGACAGATATGTTGGATGAAAGTAACATTATAGAGGAATAAATTCTCTTTAATAAATATTTTTATATTTATAATAGAGATTTAGTATTCTATCAAATTAGGAAGTAAGATGAAAAAAATTAAACATAGTAAGTTTAAAAATACTGGTATATTGTTTGAACTATTAGTCAGACAAATTACATTCGAAGTTTTAAACGGTGACAATAACGAAAACGCACAAAAAATTCTCAAAGAATTTTATAGTAATAAGACCGAGTTAGGAAAAGAACTTAGGTTGTATCAAATGCTGTCTGAAGAAAAGTATAAATCAGAGGGAAGAGCAGAAAAATTTATTGATACCATATTAGAAGCAAGAAAAAGACTAAATGTTAAAAAGTTAACTAAAGAAAAATACAATTTAGTTAAAAAAATTCAAGAATCTTTTGATATACAACAATTTTTATCATCACCAATTACAAATTATAAGGTGATGGCTTCCATTTATAAGATATTTGAATCTCAAAACAAAGAAAATTACGATATAAAAGATGTATTTAATTCAAAGTACACTATCGTAGAAAACTTAATAGGTGGTGAATTAGAAAATAAAGCACAACTTGTTGAAGATAAAACAATTTCAGAGTTTAAAACTCAGAATAAAGAAGAAAGATTCTTAACATATAAAGTTTTATTACAATCTTTCAATAAAAAACATCAAAAATTAAATGAATCTCAAAAATCATTGTTAAAAAATTTCATTAACAATGTAAGTAATACTTCCAAATTTAAAGAATACTATACTCAACAACTCAAAGAAGTGATTACTCAGTTGGTAAAACAACATAAAGAGGTCAAAGATAAGGTTACGAAAATTAAGTTAAAAGAAACTATCAATGTTTTGAAAAAAACAAAAATTGGTAGGGTAGTTTCAGACAATCAGGTATCAGCTATGATGATAGCGTATGAATTGATTAGTGAAATTAAAAATGTTAGAGAAGAGGCTTAAAGAATATATTCGTAATCTTGTCCAAGAGATGGATGAGGAATTAGATGAAATCACTACAACTGCAAATATAGATGGTTTTGATACTCCATATGCTTTTCTGAACAAAAAATCCAAAAAAGACAAAGAAAAAAGAAAAAAGACCGCAACTATGATGGGTTATACTATCGTGGGTGAGGGAAGAAAGCCTAAAAGACCTATTAATAGGTGGTTAGAATTGAAAAACGATGAAACGAGAACACCTAACCAAAAGTTAGCTTTAGGATTAAAGGAATTAAAATATCAATTAGCCGAAGTTGAGATGTTTTTTAGATGGTACAACAAGATTCGTTCAATGAATGAATTGAACAAAGACAAGTATTGGAAAAGAACAAATACTCATATTTATAAGATAAAGGAAAGGTTAATTAATATAGTTAATAGTATAAAGGAGTTAGACCAATGAAAATAACAAAAGAAAGATTAAAAGAAATCATCAAAGATGTATTAAGAGAAGAAACTGAATATCAGAAGTTTTTTGCAAAAGCACTAAAAAAGTCTGGTAAGTCTATTCCACAAATGTCTGATGATGAGAAAAAGGCATTTTTTAACAAAATCGATGCTGCTTGGAAAGGCAAAGGCGAAAAAAAAGAAAGTTAAAAAATGACTATTACAAGGCTGAAACAAATTGTTAAAGAGGAGATACTCATCAAAAAATATGGTGGTGTTTCTGTCATTAATGAAGAAATTAATGAAAGGGATGAAGATAAAATTCGTAAAATCATTAGACAAGAAGTTTCAGCAATATTTTTTGAATTATTTAAAAAACGAAGAAGTTGGGGAGCGTAATGAGTAAATTACTAATAGAAACAAGATTATTCGAAGGTAAGGTGAATGAAGATTCATCAGGTAGAACTATTGTTAAAGGTATTCTACAAAGAGCTGGTGCACCCAATCAAAACGAAAGAGTTTATCCTAAAGAAATTTTAATGAGAGAAGCTAAGAAGTATGAAACTCTTATAAAAGAAAGAAGAGCATTGGGTGAGTTAGACCATCCTGAATCTTCAGTTATCAATCTAAAAAATGTATCACATAATGTAAGAGAAATACATTGGGATGGTGATGACCTTATGGGTACAGTTGAGATACTTCCAACTCCATCTGGTAACATTTTAAAAGAATTATTAAAAGCTGGTATCCTTTTAGGTATATCATCAAGAGGAATGGGTTCAGTAGAACCAAGAAATGGTGGTGGAGTAACAGTTGGTGATGATTTTGAATTAATAGGTTGGGATTTTGTATCCAATCCGTCTACACATGGTGCATTTATGACTCCGATGAACGAATCAAAACAAAATAAAGTTAATGAGGTTTGTGGAGACTATTGTAAAGCACACGATTTAATAAGAGAAATAATAACAGAACTATCATGATAAAATTAGGTGGATTAGTAGATTTAAGACCTAAATGGTTAGGAGAGGCAGAAGTATTTACTGCTACAAGTAAAGAAACTGGTACAACTTCTGTATTTAAATCAAAAGCAGCAAGAGATGCTGCAATCAAAGCAGGAACTCACGAAAAAAGAAAAGATGATAAGGATGGTGCAGTAAAAGACCCAACAGATAAACCTAAAGTAAATATTTTTGATAAACCAAAAAAAGATAAGGCAGCGAAGGGAGGTGACTCTTCTGCCGGTGAAAAAGATAAAGAAGAACCTAAAGATAGTGGTAGACCAAAAGATTCGACTGGTGGTAGAGCAGGTAATCCTGAAGTAAACAAAGCAGTTCGTAGAAAAGCAAAATCATTAGGAGTCACTGCAAAACAATTAGGTAGAGAAGAATATGAAAGAAGAATGAAAAAAGCGGCGGTAGAAGCACTAACTGATGCAAACTTTCACTCCGAAGCAAGAAAACTAATTGCAGTATTAGAAGATAAACCAGAATGGGCAAAAGACCCAAGACAAGACCCAAACAAACCAGATATTATGTCACCTGAATATGAAAAGTGGCAAAAGACAAGTGTATATTCATCTGATTTATATGATTCAGCACCTGGTACTGATGAAATAGCACATGAGGCATCACAACAAGCTGGTTGGGATGGTGTATCTGCATTAGATGCTATCGCATTTGATTTAAAAGTAAATGGAAGTAAAGATTTAGCACTCAAAATACAAGGTATTATAGATGATACAAACGAATCTACAATGAGATTAAAAACTTTAGTACCAGAAGGTGTAATTAATGAAGATTTGAATTTAAGACTCCATAAAAATATTGCTACGCCAGTAATTCCTATAAAGGGTAAAGGTGGTAAGGCGGATATTACATTTACTGTTAATATTGGACCTAATACAGAATCATATGGTTGGATAGTATTAGACTTAGTACCAAAGGGAAAAAAGATGATAGATTTAGCAACTGAAATTGCAGGATTTAATAATATAAGTTCTGGTGAACATAAAGAGTTTGCTATTCAAGTAGCAAAATGGGTATCAACGAAAACTAAACCACATACTGCATACGGAAACTATTCACCAAAAAACATATGTAGAATTACTATAGATACAAATAAAATAGTTAAAAAAATTAAATAAGGACAGAATACAATGATTAAATTAGGTGGGTTAATAGATTTAAAGGTAATTAATGAAGGAACTAAATCTCATGTTGGTATTATAGAACCAAATGGAAGAATAGGCTCAACTTATGTTCATTATGATGGATACCCACAAAATATGAAAGGTGCAATAAAACATCATTTCAAAAATGCTAAAGATGTCAAAGACTTTATTAAAAAAGGTGGAGCTCAAGGATTATATAAAGGTAAAGACCCAGAATATTATGGAAAAAATGGATTTTTTGCAAGTGGTAAATTTAATGACCTTGAAAAATATTATAAAAGTGTAGACCAAAGAGGTGGTTCAGCAGCATACATATATTTATTTAACATGAAAGATAAAAAATGGTATGTTTACGATGTTTATGGAGGAAGTGGTGAACTAAAAAGACTTTATTAAGATGATTAAACTAAAAAACATATTAAATGAAGAACCTTTAAACGAAGGACCATCTACTGAAGAAAAAAGAATTGCTATGTTGGCTGTTAGAAAACAAGCTAAATATAGAACTGTAAGTTTAGAACAAGCAATACAAGACCAAATTAATGCTCTTATGGATTTACAAAGAGATGTTAAGAGGGGTAAAAAAATAAAATAAAAAAAATAAAGAGGAGTTAATAATGTTAGAAGATAAAGAATTAAGAGGATATATTGGAGCCGCTACAGTATTTTTACTTGTAATGGGTCTACTATTATTTTTAGCGTTTTTTGAAATACCAGAAACTAATAACGATATATTCAAAGTAATCGTTGGTATGTTAGTTGGTTCATTATCAGTTGTTATCTATACTTTTATAGGTAAGAATCCTGAAGAGGTAGAATCACTAAAAGCTAGGAATGAGGCATTGGAAGATAAAGTATCCGCTATGGTTATCGAAAAAGACAAGTTAGAGAAACTATTAAGAGATGTTCAAACTGAAGTCATAGATAAATTATCTATTACTGGTGAGAAGTTTAAGTTTCAAAACACAACCAAAAAATAAATAGAGATATGAGACTAAGAGATATACTTAAAGAATCAGAAGATAGAGGATTGACTAGCGAAGTGAAAAAACACTTTTTAGAAATCGTTTCTACATACAACAAATATCAAGAATCAATGGATAGAAAGTCTGATATCATTGAAGTTGCTGAAACTTTGGGTGGTATCACGGAAGCTGCAAGAGAATTAGCTCTTAGAGAAGCTGATGATTGGTTTGATAAACACACTATAAAAAGAAATATGAATGAACTTAACAAGTTAGGTTCACAATTCGATAAAGTTGCTAAAGAAGCAAGAAACTTAGACCAAAGATTAAATGGACTATATGAGGATATGGGTAACATCTTATCGAGATACTATAAGATTGGTGAGATTTCAGAAGATGAAATGAAACAAAGATTAGGTATCAAAGAAGGAAAAGGTGATTGTGGTTGTGGCTGTGGAGGAGTAACCGAAGGTGGATGTGGTGACAAATCATCTAAACTTAACGATATTAAAAATGAAGTTTTAGAGTTAGATAAAGATGAAATGGCAAAACTACACAATGATGGTGAAATAGAAAAAGATGGTGAGAAGATTGTTTTCAAAAATGAAGATGTTGACAATGAAGAATTATTATCCGCACTAAAAGATAAATTATCAGATGAAGGTGGAGCAGCTGGATTTAAAGACCTACAAGATAAAGCTAAAGAAATGGGAGTTGATTTAACTGCTGATATGTTGAAAGGTATGGATGGTATATCTCAACATAGAGATGGGGATTATATTTTAGATGGATTCGCATCAGATGCACAACGAAGAGCCGCATTTGCAAGTGGGTACAAAGCCAAAGGTAAAAAAGGTAAAAAGAAAAATGAACTTAAAGTATTTGGTGAAAAAGTTACTAAATTAATTGAAAAGAATGTTCCAACTAATCCTTCAAAGTGGGCATACTACAAAGCACAAGCTAAAAAGAAGTTCGATGTTTATCCTTCAGCTTACGCCAACGGATGGGCAGCAAGAAAGTACAAAGCCGCTGGTGGTGGTTGGAAAAAAGGATAACAAATGGCCAAAGTAGAAACAGAAGGTAAA